CGTGTAAATCAACATAGTTGAATAGTATGAGAGTGTTACCTTTTACAGACTTTGCGAGTTTGGATATGAACTTATTCCTTCCCTCATGACCAACTATCCATTTTAGTTCGTCGATATACTTTGCTCTTTTGATCTCTTCGATTTCTTCTGGCTTATATTCTAGGACGAGACAGTCAATTGAAAGATTTGAAAGGACTTCCTTTTCCATCAGGTTCTTTGTGGTGGTCACTTTTTGAACTCTACCAAACAGACCTTCGATCACCAGTTTGTGGACCTGTGTTCCGTCTAATGTACCCGTGGTGCCGATGCGGAACTCTGCGTTTACCATCTTGGACATGAGAGACGTGAGTGACTTTGCCTTGAACAGATGACACTCATCACCGACTACCATCTTATACTGCTCGAAGTATTCTGGGGGCATCTTGTAGATGCTCTGCCAAGTGGATATCACGACCTGCTTCGGTGTGGTCTTGTCCTGACCGGAGAAGATCGTGTGACAGTTCTTTTCGACTTTCCATTCCTTACCGGCATAGTCACGGAAGTCGTTATACATCTGAGAGACTAGACCAGTAGTTGGAACCACGATTAGAATCTTTTCGTCCTCTTGGATCTGCTCTAGACAGTACCGAACCAGACAGTAGATTATCAGAGATTTACCACTTCCTGTGGGAGAGAGAAGTAGAGACCTCTGATTCTTGATGGCGTGCTTTATTGCATCAAGCTGGTAATCATATGGAGTTATCTTCATATTCAGCGATGCTATGAACTGTTCGACTTCATCCGGATCAAGTTCTACGGTGTTATCGAAATCTTGTTCAATTGTGTAGTTCCTGTCTTTCGCAAACTGTATGAGATAGTCCATCAGACCGATATAGAGTCTGCGTGAATACAGATTAAACAGGCGGATCATACCGTCCCATTTTTTATTCTTATATGCTGGGGTGTATTGATAGTTCGGTACTTCGAAGGTGAAGAACTGGTTGAGTTCTTTTGCAATCGAGTCGTCACAATCAATTTTCATATTGACGGAATCTAATTTATGTACATTTATCTGAGTCACACATTATTTATGCCCCCTGTGTGAACTTGATCCAGTCGAGTGCTGCTCTGATATTCCACTGTCGGTTAGAGATCATTTTTACGACACTCTCCAGATAGCTGACAACTTCCTCTTGGAGCGTAATCTTTGCACTCAGCTTGATCATTTCCTCGTCAGATTCAACAAAGCGATCTACTTCGGTCTTGAGGATCACCAGATCAAACGGTTCCCAGCCGAATCTGTCGAGATCTTCCTGTGACATTTTACCTGTGTAGTATAGCCACTTATTGCGTCTCTTGACTTTCTTCTCAGATAGAACATGTTCCAACTTCAGCTTTTCTTTGCTGTGGAGGATTAGGTACTTGTTATGGATTTGTGGGGTTCTGAGTGACTCGGTGTCGAGTTCTGTTTTATCAATCTCTAGGTCTTTATTCACCATCTCATAAAGTTCATTAAGTATCATTCATTCCTCATTCTATTGAATATGAAGTATAAGAAAATGTGGCTGTCGCAATCACAGGTTCTGTGTCCACAACCACTGAGGAGAATTGAATTCCGCTGATCCCAACTGGGAACATGTCTTTGAATACAACTTTCCTTATATCATTATACGATCCATCCATGATTTGTAAAGTGGCGTCTTTGAAAATGTTATTATGTCCATTCCATTCACCCGGAACATCTTCTGCCGTACTACAAGTCCTCATCCAGTTATAAACTTCTAGCCAGTTTTCCATCTTTTCATCTACGAGGAATGAGATTGACATATTCTCATAGAAGTATCTACCAACTGGCGTTCTAATGGGAACACCTAACTGTGCAACAGGTAACTCAAGTGGTGATATTGTCAGTGAGGGTAGGTTTACAGATTGTGCAAAGTACTCAACATTTGGAATTTCTGGGAATTCCAACTTGAAAAAGTTTGTTGCTAGGTAGTTATTTGTTGGTGGTTGTGACATACTAAAGTATTTATAAAAAAACAACGAGGGTCCGAAGACCCTCGCTGCTTATTTTAATTAGAACTCTAAAATCAGTTACCGTGAAGGTTCTTGATTGCGAAGAGACGGTAGTACTGGTTACCACCTGCGGTTGCGTTGAATACGCTACCGGATCCATCGTTACGAGCGAATGGGTTGTTGACCATTCCGTAGCGAGTCTTGAACCCGATCTTGGGCTGGAAGGTGTCTTGACCAACCGCACGCACCATCTGGAGGGGAACGTAGGGGCAGTAGAACAGACCAGCATCATAAGGGCTAGTTCCCTTGTAACCAACACATGCGAAGTCAGTACCTTCAGTGCTTGAGTAGGGATCAATGTAGACTCTCATCTTACCATTGAGAACACCAGCGAAGGTGTTACCAGTGTCATCAACTTCCAACTGGTTGTTGATGGCAGGTGAGATGTTAAGGAAGCCACCCATTGCGAGAGCACTTGCAACATCTGACGAGCAGATGAGGAAGTTACCCTTACCACGGCGAGTTTCCTTAGCGATGGTGTTAGCTTCACGTTCGATCTGGAACATGAGACCACGGAAGCGTTCTGCGCTCCAACGACCATCAGAGTCGGTGTTAAGGTCGTAGAGACCACCAACGTTTCCAGCTTTACCGGAAGCGTTTAGATCAGTCTGCTGCGCACCTAACTGTGCGTTGTAGTAGATGGTACGAACAAGTTCGCGGTTGATTTCAGCGAGAACTTCGGTGCTAAGAATGTTAGCAAGTTCGGTTTCAGCATCAAGTCCGTGAACAGCCTTGAGATCCTGAGCAAGCTCAGTAGTGTACTCAGCCTTGAGCGCACGGCTACGAGCAGTGACAGCAACACGATCAATGTTGAATGCCATCTGAGCGAATCCGGTATCGGAAGTTCCGGGAGCGCCACCAAGCTCTTCAGCAGTACCGGTAAGCATTCCACGGAATGCCTCACCGAATGGTGTAAGTGCAGAGTTATCACGAGGATCTGTAAGGTTGTACGTGGCACCAATTGCACCATCATAACCACCAGTACGACCAGTTGGGTTTACACCACCGGTAGCACTGAATGCTGCAACACCGTTGACCTGTGAAACAGGACCGGAGTTACCTGAGAACTTAGCGTTAGCTTCTTGGAAGAGAGCTTCGGGGGACGAAGCAACTGAACCAGCACCAGCAGCAGCTTGAGCACCGTAACGGGCACGCATCGCGAAGATGAGACCGGTAGGAGCACTCATGGGCTGAACACCAGCGATGTCGTAAGCCATTAGGTTAGGCATAGCACGACGAACGAGGCTAATAAGGACGGGATCGTAACCAGCAAGAGCGCCGACGCCACCTGCTGTGATCTGAGGATCAGAGAAGTTACCACCCATTGCGTTGGCTGGTGCGGCTTCCTGAATGTACTGCTCACGAAGAGCTTTTTCTTGGTTTTCTAGAAGGACCGAAGTTACCTTCTTCTTGTACGAATCTTCGATTCGGGGGAGTGCGTCATGCTCAAGTAGGGGTTCCCACTTTTCGCAAAGAGCATCCATTGGGGCTTGGTTATCAAAATCCATTGTAGATTTCTCCTGTTTAGTGTTATTGTTTTACGTAGAAAATATTAAATTAGTGCTTTCTCATATGGAAACCAAGGGTATCAACGTATTGATCCATTGCAGATCCATTTGAGATTCTCTGGTTGGTTGTTTCTTCGATAAGCTCGACAGGCTCAGCAACTGGAGCGGTGTGCTCAAAGTATGCTTCATGAAGCTGTGCAAGCTTATTGTTGAAACTCTGGGGATCTTCGAACGAAATTGCTTCTGCAAGAGCACCAAACTTCTCGACTTCAGTGTCAGCAAGACCCTGAGTATAGTGTGCGAAAAGCTGAGCCTTTGTAGTTTCATTAAGCTGTGCGTTGAGCTTAACATTTGCTTCGATCTCTGAGTTGAGGTCTTCCTGAAGCTGCTCGTTTGACTCAAAGAGTTCATCGAGAACATCGTATCGTTCGTCAGGAACGTTGATGTAGTGGGCTTCAAAGAGACTCTTAAGACCAGTGATGAAGGATTCAGCAACATCGGTCTTAATTCCTCGCTCAAGAGCAAGCTCATTCTTGTTGATCCACTCTTCAACTACGTAACCGAGGTAGTCGTCAAGCTTTTCAGCAAGATTGCCAACAACTTCTTCAAGTTGTTCGCTAAGAATTGTTCTATAAGACTCATCGAGCTGAGTCGCAAGATCGTTAATTTTAGTGTTTACTGCGGCTTCGAAAATAGTTCCTGCGCGAGACATGAAATCTTCCGAAAGGTCTTGACCGTCAAACATGACTCCAAGATGTTCCGCAACTTCTTCTGCACCCATCTGGGGAACAAAGACAGTTGCGGGTTCGTAAGCAAGACCCTTAGCAGCAATACTTGCTTGGTTTGCTTGCGCAATCCCATCAGGGATTACTGAATTATCAGCGACTGCATCGCCTTTACCGGACGCGTCATATGAACCTCGACCCGAGGCATCATAGTCGGCCGAACCAGTGTTTGTAGAAGTGTTGCCTGCGTCAGCAGTCATTTCTTCTTCTTCCTCGTATCGTGTATCTTCCATTGAAAGCTCCTTTAGCCTATTCTTGGTATTTATAAAAGTTTAAAGTTTAGTTAGGAAATCCTTGAAGGCATTCAAGGCTGTTTCCTGTAAGTTTTTGCGAGATGCTTGTTTGATTTGCTTTTCATACTGTTCAATTTGTTGTTCACGGAGTAAACCATTATCCCACACCCATTCTTTACCTTCTAAAATGCCGTTAACAAAGGCATCTGGTGCAGATGGATCCGCTACAATATCGACAGCAGATAGAACGAAGTCCTTCTGGACCTCATTGATTCCGCCTGAGTTCCTTTTTAGTGAACCCATACCACGAGAGGACACACCGAGACATGCTCCCTCGTCGATGAGACTTTTGACAATGTTACCCATGGGTGTATCAAGGACTTTTGACTTTCCGACAAAGTTGTTTCCATCGGTCTTGAGTTCCTTTATAATATGGGAAACCTTGTCAAGGTTTACAGTAGGACCGGATGGGTGATTGAGTTCACCCATTGCACGGTTTTTATTTACATAGTTTTCCACATAGGTTTTCACTGCGGGAGTAATGTTTGCAGTTGGGTAAATACGACCGTTCCGGTTCTTCTGCTCTGCTTGCATAAAGACACCTTCGATGTAATAGTGCTTTACACCGTCTTTTTTCTCTACGAGGAGGTTTACGTCCTCTACCATTTCTGTAATGAGTTTCATGTCTTTATGCCTTTCTTGTTATTATCTACGTTCTCGTCTGCCTAGAGGGTTACTTCCGCCTCCGCGAGGACCGACGATGCCACCAAATCCGTCTGGATCTCCGCTCTCCGGGCGTCCTGCGACGGAGATT